TATCCGAGAGGCTGATGGTGGAACTGCAATGACAGGCGCATGGAAGACCTACAGGAATGAGGTAAGAGCGCATGGTAATAGCCTTGAGTCAGGGGTTGAAGCCTTTGCCAGCTTACAGGCCGTTAAGAACTTTCAGAATCATCCGGTCGTAGAGGTAAGGTATACATCAACTTACGATGCGGAGGGTGTTGAAACAATCGGCCCGGAAACAGAAAACCACAATAGAACAGTAGACAAAACATACTGGGATTGGCCTGTTGCCCCAGACGCAGAAGCTGACCCCTATCATGTGAGGTACGAGTAATGGCATTAGAAAGCGCAACATACATTGATGGGCTAGTAACTAGCAACCCTACGGGATCAGATAATATCTCGCAGGGTGACGAGCATATCAGGCTTATAAAGACAGTATTAAAGAATACAATACCTAATGCTGCCAGTGCTACTGTTCCTATAGTAAAATTTACCACAACAAATCAATCTACTTCCTCTACTATTAGAAGCGATACTTATGCTGATACTGGATGGGCTATTACTCATGACAAGGTTAGTGCTACAAGCAATTTATATATAACTGTTCATGGGATGGTAGATCAGTTTTCAGCATGGGATGATGGAGAAACTCACCAATACTCTTATATTCAGCTATCTGATACCTCTGGTACGATAGTAACTGGTTCTACTGCTAATATACTAATAGCAGATATGAAAGATGACGGGTTTACTATAACTGCTTCTGCTGAAGTAGGGTTCGGATTTTCCCACCTTTGGAAAGTTACTGCTGCTCAATGTCCTGATGGAACAAGCGGGAATAATACCTTTGATATTTGGACTAAAACTTTTACGGCTGCTGCGGGTGGCACTACATTTGTGACAGGGGTTATGTCCGTTATGGAGGTTGAAGAATGAACAGTGTAGCATTAAGTAATATTCTATGGTCTTTATCTCCTGATGTAGGGTTTGCTATTTACGGTATAGTAGACAATGAAAACGACTATAACAGTAATGTTGTTTTTATTGACCAATCTAAAAAGCCCACTTGGAGTCAAGTTCAATCTGGAGAAGACCCTGAACAATGGAAGGTAGTAAGGGGTGATCGAGATAAGAAACTTCTTTCTTGTGATTGGACACGACTTGATGATGTTCCAATTACACCGGAAAAGAAATCTGAGTGGGAAACATACCGTCAGGCTCTTAGGGATATAACAACCCAGCCAGACCCATTTAATATTACTTGGCCGACCCCGCCAGCATAATGTCACTTGTACCTATTACTAATGTAGGTCAGGTAGGGATAATACAAGACATTCCACCTTATAATCTTCCGCCTAATGCGTGGTCTGGCGGGAATAATGTTAGGTTTCTTGATAATGGAGTGAAGAAGGTAGCTGGTTATGAGGCAGTCATGGCAACAGTTCCATTTCCTCCTTACTATATTCAACCCTATCTAACAAACACTAACACCTATTATTGGGTAGCATACGGAGCTACAGACATAGCCGTCTGGAATGGTTCTACATGGACGGATGTAACTAGACAAGCTACCGGAACCCTTAGCGGTGGAATAAATGATTCGGTTGCAACAATAACTTTAGCGGATGCTAGTGCATTCCCAGTGAGTGGAAGTATAGCTATGGGATCGGAAGCTATTGACGATGGTGATGCTGATGCGTATGAGGAAGTATCATACACCGGAAAATCGAGCAACGATCTTACTGGTTGCTCTAGGGCGCAGGGTGGCACTACAGCCGCCCCACATTCAAACGGTTATACTGTCACACCCATAAGTACAACAGCAACCAGTGATAGTGATTATAGTGCTAACCTAAAAACTAATAGGTGGCAAGCTACTAATTTAAACGGTTTGATTGTAGCCACTAATGGATCAGATGCGGCACAAATGTGGCCGCTTAATTCAAGTGCTACACCAGAACTAACGGTCCCTTTTAGGGAACTTAGAAGTTGGCCGTCTGGAACAAGCTGCAAGGTTATAAGGTCTTTCAGAACATTTCTTGTTGGGCTGAACTGGTCAAGAAGTTCCATAGAAGAAACAAGATTGGTTAAGTGGTCAACTGAAGCCGCCTTTGGACAACCGCCCTCGACATGGCTGGAAACGGATTATAAACTGGATGCTGGTGAGTACCAGTTGGCAGACACGCCGGGGGATATAGTTGATGGTATGGCGTTTGGGGATTCTTTCCTGATTTACAAGAACGATTCCATATACATAATGAACTATGTAGGAACACCATACATATTCTCATTTAAATTATTGTCTCCAACAATAGGATGTCTGACCAAAAACGCCCTAGCGGAATATGAGAATGGGCATTTCTTCATTGGGAACTCTGACTTCTATATTTGTAATGGTCAGAAGGTAACAGCGCTCCTGCCGGAGAAGTTAAGGCGTACAGTATTTGAAGACTTAAATGGTGCTAGCGATAACTATAAGAAATGCTTTGTCGCTCCTGATTATGTAAGAAATGAGATGTTAGCCTGTTACCCATCCGGTAGTTCAGATGAGGTGAATAAGGCTGTAATATGGAATTGGAGAACTGGGACATTTAGTTTAAGAGATTTGCCAGATACCTCCCACATTAGTTCTGGAATTGTATCAATATCAGCCGGAACCACTTGGACAACCGTTGTTGGAACTTGGAACACCGGTTCTGGAGCATGGGGTACTGGCAACTATGATAATGTTGCGGAGAATCTTGTATTTGCCGATGTTACTAATACGAAAATATTTAGGGATAATTCCGGAAACAAAAAAGATACGGCTAACATGACCTCATACGTTGAGCGTACCGGGTACGATCTTGAGAGTCCTTCTGAAATAAAATTCGTATCGGCAGTATATCCGGAGATAGAGGTTTCGGGAGGCAACTCAGTAAATGTATATGTTGGTCACCAGATGGCTACAGAAGAAGCCATCACTTGGGAAGGCCCAATTTTGTTTAACCCCAATAGCCAATCAAAAGTTTCTTGTAGAGTTACTGGTAAGTTCTTTGGTGTGAAGATAGAATCTGCCGGCGACTTTGATTGGAAACTACATAGTTTAGCTTTTGAGGTACAACCAAGAGGGAAGCGCGGAGGCAGGTCATACTAATGGCATACTCACCTAAAGATGTAAAGTCGGTAAACAGGTGGTCGCCAAATCCAGCACCCGTATCCCCTGAACAACTACCCGATTACCTCTTTAACGAGTTAAATAGGGTAGGGGATATTATATTTAATATTGATACGCTGAGGTTAGAACAAACTAATGTAGAGCCGTCTAAAGCAAGGGATGGTGATATTAGATATGCTGATGGAACGAATTGGAATCCGGGGTCTGGTCGTGGCATATATGTTTACATAGATGATGCCTCCCCAGCTTGGGAAAAACTATGACTGTAAAGGGGCATTTAGTAATGCCGGAAGATGTAGCTTATGTTTGGGATAAGGTCCACCCATTTCTTGACAGAGTTCAAGAACATACAGAGGGTGAATTAAATTCTGAAGATTTCTTAGAACCGCTGACTCATGGCGATATGCAACTATGGATATTCACCAAAGATAACGAGGTTCATTCTGTGATGGTAACACAGATCATTGACTACCCACAGAAAAAAATCCTGCGAGTGATCTCACTAGCGGGAGAAAGTTTTGAAGAGATAAAATACTTTCAGGAAAACTTGGAAGTGTTTGCTTTAAAGATGGAGTGTAGTGCTCTGGAACTGTGGGGTAGAAAGGGATGGAAGAAGTTATTGCCGGATTGGAATGACACTTACATTGTATATACTAAAGACTTAAAATCGAGGATGCAATAATGTCAGGTGGAATGAATCAGCAGTACCCGCCAATGGGCGGAGGAATGGGCGCAGGTGGACAAGGCGGCATGAAGCCTATAGGTACATACACATCAAACGATTCATGGATACCAGAAGGATCGCCACAATTTGAAGGTGGTGGGCCTATTGGGCAGCCAACTTTTGGTGTGGGTATGCCCGGTGGTGGTGGATCGTGGAATGGTCCCGCCCCACCCGGATTTACACATGGTGGTGGGATGGCAACATCGGCCTTAGAGGAATTTATAAACCCGACCACAGGTCAAACATGGACCGCATCTCATGGTGGTTACCAGCCTCCTCCGGGATGGCAGAGAGTCGGCGGTCCGGGGTTTTCGGCTAACCCCGGTGGTGGATGGGGTGGTGGGCAAGGCGACCCGAACCGACCAGTCCCGTATCGGCCCCCTCACATTGCTCAACCCCCTCGCGACAGGTGGGCTGGCTTGGGACAAGGATTCTCAGAAGACCAATTCATGAGAGCTAAGAGTTTTGCGGATCGCGGTAAAATGGGTAGGGCAAGACAGGCAATACAACAGGGTGGTGGTCAATGGTCACCACAACTACACGGTTTATTAAGCTCACCCAGCGGCCGATGGGGTAATATGGGCTGGGACACAATGGCTTAGGAGATAATTATGGCATCTTTACCAAGACGAAGACGAAGGCGTCCGGGCGGAATGGGGATGGGTCAGTATGCCCAGTACCCCGGAATGATGAGCAATGCGACTCCATCGTTCGCCGGTCCAGAATATTACGGACAAATGTTAAATAGACCCCCGCAGGATTGGTCTAGGTTTATGCCATCCAACTTTCAGTTAGCTGAAGGTGGCGGAATGCACTACAACATGAACCCCTATGGTTATGGCTCTGGCGGCGGAAGCGGCTGGGGTGGTGGCTTTGGTGGTGGCGGTGGTGGATTTCCTCCCGGTATGTTCCCCGGCTGGCCTCCCGGTGGTGGTGGTGGCGGAGGTGGCGGAGGTGGTGGCGGCACCACTGATACTGGCGGAGGGAAATGGATAATGACCCCAGATGGTCAGTGGATTCCTAGAGACTCAGACTACGCAGAAGGATTAAGAGGTGATGGTAGGTTACACCACAAAGGACACTATGATCAAGATGGTAATTATGTAGGTGCTGAGGGTAACAGCTATGATGCTCAGGGTTTTGAAATAGATCAACAGGGAAGACGTACAGGAGGATACATAAATGATTCTCTTGGGATAGGTAATAAAATTCTTGGATGGATGGGGGCGGACTCAGCAGAAGAACAAAGAGCCAGAGCTATCATGGCTGAAGCTGATATGGATGTCACAAGGAGTGTTGGGGAAGGAACTCAAGGAAAATACGGTGCGGGGGGTTACTCTGGTCAAAACACACCGTCTGGAAGAACTCCTTACGGTGGCCCCGGTGTGCGAGGCTTCACGCCTCCCGGCGTGGGTGGTCCTCCGGGAGCTTCATGGGGTGACTTTTCAGCACCCAATACACAGGCAGCCGGACCTCCCGGCGCATCGTGGGGTGACTTCTCTGCTCCGAATACTCAGGCGGCTGGTCCTCCGGGTGCAGGGTGGGGAGATTTCTCTGCTCCTAATGCGCAAGCTGCCGGACCTCCCGGTGCATCTTTTAACGATTTCAACACTCCTAATGACCCGTTTGGAAGTGCTTCAGGTCTAGCGGCGGCAAATGCCGCGGCACAGGCTGCGGCTGCCCAAGAGGCCCAAGCGATGGCCGCCCTAGAAAACTGGGGTGGTGGCATGGGATTCTTAGGTGGTGGATATGATGAGCGAGAGGGTGCTGATCCTGATGTAGATGGAGATAGAGGGCAAGGTGGTTCAGGAATGGGCGGAGCAGGTGGTGGACCCGGACAGTGGTAACAGAATAGATGGTGATAGGAGAATAGTTCATGTCTAGTGGAACAAAAACAACGAATGCCCCGTGGGGACCGCAGCAAAGGCATCTCAAAGATATTTTTGATAGGTCGCAGGGTCTGTGGAGTCAAGGCCCGGCAAGACACTACGGAGATTTCGGTCAGACTGTAGCTGGACCCAGTGGTCCTACGCAACAGGCTTGGTCCAACACCATGCGTTATGGTATGGGTCCACGAACTGGTGCTCAACAGGCGGCGGCTGAGAAAGCTCTGATAGGTGGTCTATCCGGTGGCGTGAATACTGAGGTATTCAACCCCTTGATCAGCAACATGGCTAATCAGGTTACGTCTAATCTCCAGAGTAATATCATGCCTAAGCTAAGGCAGGGTGCTATGATGTCTGGTCAACAGGGTGGCCCCGGTGCTAGCTCTCGACAATTCGGTGAGTTGCAGAAGGGAATATCTAACGCTGTAAACACCAGCCTTGTCAACAGGGCCGCGGATATGTACGGCGATGCTTACAGTGGTGCTCAGGACAGAGCAGTTCAGTACGGCCAGATGTACCCCTCCATAATGTCAGCCCCACTCCAGATGTACGGAGCAATGGGGAACGTGGGTCAGCAGATGCAAGACCAACGACAGAGGGGAATAGACGCTGATATGCAACGCTGGAACTACTACGCGAATGCTCCTCAACAGCACCTGCAAAACTTTGCGAACATGGTGCGTGGAAACTACGGTGGAACATCAAGACAAGGTGGTGGAATGGGCAGTATGTTAGGTAGCTTAGGTTCAGCCTTATTAATGGGGATGGGATAATGAATTTTAATTTAGGTTCTATGTTTGATAACTTTACCCAAGACCTCGACAAAGAGTTCTGGGGGTTCGCCGCTTCATCAGCGATGCCCAGACCAAGAGCTAATTTGAGGGGTGGTAAGTTCGGTGATGACACACTAAAACAGGCAGGGCTATATCAGGTAGCACCTCCGGGAATTTCTTATGGCCCGACCAACCTGAAGAGAAGGGGCCGATGACCTACCAGCAGTGGTTAATGCTACAGCGTAACAAGTATCCGGGTATCCGGATGCAACCTTCACGCCCCGGCCCATATGGTGAACCTCAGTTCGCACACTTTGGTGGAAGACCAGCGTGGATGGATCAGAAACAACCACCGCCTCCTGAAACATGGGGAGGGTTGCTCACCAGCATGGGTGGTGCTGAAGACCGTCTGGATTCAATGCCGGATACTGAAACAACCACAGTTATAAAAGAATCTTTAGACCCTGAAATAGCAACGACTAAAACGACCACCATTAAAGGTGATCCAAGTTGGAAAGGGTCTGCCGCTTTTGCTGACCAAGATGTTGGCATGGGTGGTGGTGGCCCGTTTATCGGCTTAGGCGATCCTAGAAATGTTAGGGCTGGACCGGATATGCCTCCGGGTTATGCACCAAATCCAGCATACGCTCCGCCGGGTTCATCTCCAAGTATGAATGTTGATTGGAGTAAGATTAGAGCTAGTCAAAGGCCGGGGCACGTTCCACCTGTCAACCCCTATGATTTTGTCGGAGAGCCGGGTGGTGGGCAGCAAGTTCCGGGGCAGTTGGATTTAGGATTGCCGCCACAATTTCAAGCTGATTTAGATGAACAGGCGCGAAGGGGATTTCCGCCTATACAGAAACAAATAAAACCAGAAGAGTCAGACAGTATAGCCACAGGCCCAACAGACGCCATGATAGAAGAGAGGTTCGGGCGCGAGACAGCCATGATACCTAACAGCGAAAGGTCTATTGGTGGACGGGTTATGGAACCAAATCCTCAATTCGTTGACCCAAGAATTGTAGCCTTAAATGAACAAGAGCCTAGAACAGATATAGGATATGAACTTCCAAGACAGGTAACAGAGGGTGTTGGAGAGGGTGATGTACTAGATACCAGACCCCGCGGAACTATGGGAGAGGGTGGTCTTACTCAAGGTATCGGCGAACTGCCAAAGATAAATAACACAGCTCAAGCCGACAGGAATAAGATGAGAGAGAACCCCAATCTTGAACAGATATGGGGGAAGTACGCTTATGATCCTGCGGCAAGAAAGAAGGCATACCTTGATAACCTAAAAAAGATTTACCGTAAAGCTATGTTGCTCGACGCAATAGCCGCGCTTACGGGTGGGGAGTCTAGGTCCAAGCAGTACCTACAGATGGCTACCGGACGTTTAGATGCGATTGACAAGTTCGATGAAGAGGAGCGCGTGTCTAATATTTGGAGAGAAGTCTTTACTAATGATGAAGGTAAGTTTGATATGCCAGCATCTAAGACTGAAGCTGCTAGACGAGCGGCACAACTTGGCGCTAGCCCCAAAACTATTAAGGATATATTTGGTTCAATATCGGAAGAGAAGAAGAGAGATCAATACTTTAAGGTTGATCCCAATGATCCGGCTAAGTGGGAGATTAAGAGGTTCGATTCTGATCCGGGTGAAGAATGGATTAGAGGAACTCCGACAGCTACGTCGCCGGTTAAGGACAAATCTACATACCACATCAAAAACCTCAGACACTGGGAATCACTTAAAAAGACTGATCCAGAATTGGCTGACTCTTTTGGTAGGCAGATTGGTGCAATACCAAGAGACAAGACAATCACCCCATCTAAGTGGGCCAGCATCATCGCTCAAGACATATCAACCGGAAGGATAGAACTACCCGCAGGTATGACAGGCATCCAATTTATACAGGATTTCCTGACTAATGATGAGGTGGAATATGTCGGAGAAGATGGGGAGACAACCACCCTTCCCGGCTATAACAAGTGGATGGGTAAACAGCCAACTAAAGATGAGGTTGAGTCTGCTGTAAAAGAATCCGGTGGTGAGGATGGTGAAGGGGAGAAAGGGGCAGCCCCACAAGTCGCTATAGATGCTTTAAAGGCTGACCCAACTGAAGAGAAGAAGAAGATGTTTAAGGATAAGTACGGTTATTTGCCGAAGGAGATTTAATTGGCAAATTATTTTGACCAGTTTGACACCACTACAAAATCTTCAGGAAACTTTTTTGATCAATACGATGAGGAAGAAAAGAAAAAGAAGTCTAAGAAAGAGGCTATGTTCTTTGCCGCACAACTTGGATTCTTTGACACTGTTAGGGGTGTCCAGCAGATAGCTGGGTACGACGCTGATAAGTTGGCTGAAGATCAACAGGAACTCCATGAACTTGAAAAAGAATATGGCGGTGGCATAACCGCGGCCTATTATGGCGGCCTTGTTGCTGACCCTGTTGGCTGGTTCCTCCCAGTATCCAGACTTAAATACATAAAGCATGGTGCTGGTCTAGCGCAGAAAGTAAAGAACCTCGTCCTTCCGGGCGCGGCTTCTGGTGCTATAGCTGGTGGTCTTGGTTATGTTGATGAGTCAACAGGATTCACCAGACCGCAGCAAGCTGGCTTAGGTGCAGTGGGTGGTGCGGCTCTAGGTCCACTAGCTGCTGGAGTTGCTAAGGTAGGTGGTAAGATGTATGAGCCTGTAGGCGAGGCAATCCACCGCGGCCTGACGACCAGACTCGATGCCTCTGGTGCTACGGTAGGTGGGCTAGCTGGATACAATGTTCATCCAGATGCCCCCATAGAAGATAAGATGGTCAACGCTCTGATCGGTGCTACCATAGGTGGTGGTGTTGGCATGGGTGCATCTAAAGCCATGTCACAATCTCAGAAGGATTCTGTAGGCAGGTTCTTTATCCCTGACTACGGTCTTGCTGATAATTTCATAGCCCGGCGTAGTAAATTCTACGGGGATAGGAAAGCTATCGGCGGAGAGTTTGATGAACTGGTAAGGCGTGTGGCCGGCCTTCCGGTAAACGCTAGAAAAGCATTGTACAAAATGCTAACCGATAAGAATGCCAAAATGGATGAGGCGCTTGAACCGCTGAAGGGTGAAGTCCGTACTCTTGTGAAGAAGTATGGCGAAGAGTTGCGCGACATGGGCCTCATAGATAGGAACACATTTCAAAATAATGTGGACACCTATATGCACAGAACTTATACCCGCCATGAAAAGGATAAGTTCCTAGACACCAGCGATAAGATACAGACAATAGGTGACGAGTTAAAACTGCGTGGATTGAAGGGGCACATAACTCAGGAAAACTATGTGATGATGAAGTACCCTGACAAGAAGGGTGGTTGGCAGAAGATGGGGATGACGGACGACGGGAAGGTTATAGTACGTCGTGATTGGACCCCCGAAGAACGAACTAGAATGGGTGAGATAACTGACGCCGCATACTCTTTAGACAGAACGGGTAAACTTCTAGCAAACGATGTCGCCGCGTTTAGATTCTTCAAGGACTTAGCTGACGACCCAACCATAGCATCAGCAGATCAGGTTGGTAGGTTTACGCGAGAGATAACCGGAAGTGATTTCGGTCCAGCCATGAAGGGTAAGTATGTAAGCGAAGAGGTTTATCGTGACCTTATGGGTGTTAGAAAGTTAAACTTCTTGGCGAAGTATAAGAAGAATCCCGTCGCTAAAGTTTATAGAAGGTTGAACTCAATGTGGAAGGGGACCAAGACTATCCTGAACCCCGCTGTCCACATGAACAACATCCTGTCTAACGTACATATGTATGACTTTGCTGACGGCAGCATAGCTGACGTAGCTAGAGCGGCTAGGGATATGTTTAGTAAGACGGCTGAATTTAAAGAGGCTCAGGACTTGGGTGTGTTCGGCGGCTTCTTTGCCGACGAGCTGGGCGACGCCGGGAAGATTTTAAACATCTACTCCACAGCCGGTAAGGGTGTAACTGATGACGCTACCAGCTTTCTTGGTGCCGCAGGGCGCATAGCGGAGAAAACATTTAAGCTAGCGAAGAAAGGTACTTGGGACGCCGCGGCTAGACTCTATACGTTAGAGGATCAGATATTCCGCATGGCCCTTTACCGCAGTAAGAAGGCAGACCTAATGCGTCAGGGCTTAGAAGAAGTGACAGCGGCTACGCAAGCCGCGAAGACTGCCAGAGAATGGTTCGTAGACTACGAGCGAACAGCACCCTTCCTTGAGTTGATGAGGGAAGGACCGCTACCCTTCATATCCTATATGTACGGTATCATCCCGCGTCTAGCTGAAACCGCCGCAAAGAAGCCGGCGAAGATAGCGAAGTGGGGATTGGTATGGCATGGGGTAAACAAGGCTGGCGAAGATATGTCAGACAAAACCCCTGAGCAGATAGACCGGCAACGACGCATGATGTCTGAAGAAAGGCAGAGGGGTGTTTTTGGTATCCCCGGTATGCCTTCCACAATGATAAAGATGCCGGAGATGATCTCTCCAAAGGGTAGGGACGATTGGTACTTTGATATAGGTCGTATGATTCCGGGTGGGGATGTATACAGTAAGTCAGAAGGTAGACTAGGGCAAATCCCGTGGCTTCCTCAAGGACTTCAGCCGGGATTTGGTGCGGCCGGTGCAATCGCAGCCCCTCTCATGGGGGTGGATCAGTTTCAGGGTAGAGAGATTCCGGAAGGTAAGAAGCTAGAGGCTATAGCTAAGAACTTTGCACCCAACTGGCCGATCCCCGGTTTCCCCTCATGGTCTGGAAGGAAACTTACACGAGCGCAGAGCGGTAAATATTCTCAGACTAAGGATGTCCACACGCCAGAGTCGGCCTACCTGTCAGGATTCGGTTTGAAGACTACGCCTATCTCTACCAGAAAGTTAAAGAAGAGAGCTGGCTACCCGGTTGCTAGAAAAATACGAGAGAAGGAAAGCGAGAAGCGAAGCATTCAGTCTGAAAGAAAGGCGGGTGGTTACACAGCCACAGAAGCGGCCAAGCTAATCAGTCAAATTAACAGAGAGATACTGGAGCTTAAAAGGGAGAAGCGCCGCGCCGAAGCTGGAAGACCAAAGAAGTCTTGGGTAAGAGAGATGGCGAAACAATATGAAGATATTTTTTAAGTATTTCATCCCGTCCCTGTTGCTCATAGCGCCTGCCTTTGCTGAGCAACGACAGAACGTCATGCCCCCGCCCGGAACCCAATCTGTACCCGCACAGTTCATGCTGTATTGCAGTCGTGATACTGTCGGGATGTTCCACTTCCTTGAGCATCAGTATGGGGAAGTAATCAGGGCAATCCTCACGAAATCCAGAGGTGCGGTAGACATATATCTAACTGTAGACAGTGGAGAAGATGGAACATTCAGCCTAATAGGGGTAAAGGATAACACCGCTTGCCTCATATTCTCAGGTGGCCCGGTACTCTGGTCTGATGACAGGCC